GCAAGTAATGGAGTAATTGATATGTTAGTTGGTCACGAAGTTGGACACGCACTTTACACACCTGATACAGAGTGGTGGAAAGAGGTACAGGTACCTCAACAGTTTGTCAATGTTGTTGAAGATGCTCGTATTGAGAAGTTAATCAAGAGAAGATATGAAGGACTAAACAAGACTTTTTACAATGCATACCACGAATTATCTGATAAAGATTTTTTTGAAATAAAAAATAAAGATATTGATGAGATGAATCTTGCAGATAGAGTTAATCTATATTTCAAGATTGGTAACTTTGTTGATATTGATTTCTCTATTGAAGAGAATTTACTTGTAAGTAAGATTGAATTGGCAGAGACTTTTGATGAAGTATTAGTTCTTGCTAAAGAGTTATACACACTATGTAAGTTGGAACTTGAAGAGCAAAGGAAAGAGAAAGAGAGTGAAGAGTTCAAAATGGAAAATTTGGATTTTGATTTTGAAAGTGATGAAGATATTAGAGATGTAAATAATGCAAGTGCTACTACAGGAACATCAGAAGATGAAGTTGATTTAGATTATCAAAAACCACAACCTATCGAACCAACCATTGAGGAACTGGAAGATATGATAAATGATACTCCTAGTGGTGGAGAAGTATCTAAACAAGAGAAAGAGGAACCAGAAGTTGAAACAGCAGATGCTCTTGATGAAGCACTTAGAGGATTAGTAAATCATAGTTCTCGTGAAAATATCTACGTTGAATTACCAAAAGTTGATATTGATAAAGTTGTAGTCACAAATCAAGAAATACACAATAGATATGAAGAGCATTGGATTTCAATGTATGAACGTATTCAAAGGCAGTTTAAGCAAAATCCAGGTTACTTTACTACTCTTTGTAATACTGATAGAATACCTTCATCATATAATCCATATGAAGAGATAGATAAGGATTTTTACTCATTCAAGAAGTCTGCACAAAAAGAAGTCAACTATCTTGTCAAAGAGTTTGAGTGTAAAAAGTCTGCAAGTGCATATGCTCGTGCTACTACAAGTCGTACTGGTGTTCTTGATACAACTAAACTTATCAATTACAAATTTAGTGAAGATTTATTTAAGAAAGTTACTGTTGTTCCTGACGGAAAAAACCACGGATTATTATTCATTCTTGATTGGTCAGGTTCAATGAATAATGTAATGATGGACACAATCAAGCAACTTTATAATCTAATCTGGTTCTGTCGTAAAGTTCAAATACCTTATGATGTATATGCATTTACAAATGACTTTCCAAGAGATAATAGAGAGGAAGCAATGTATGAACCAAAACATCATTTAGCAAATATACCCAATAACTTTTCTTTATTGAATATATTCAATAGTAAAACTAAGTCGAAAGATATAGATGCTCAGATGATTAATATTTGGAGGTCTGCTTGCATTTTTTCTTGGAATTATCATACACCTTGGTTAGATGTACCACTTGGATTGAGGTTATCAGGAACTCCATTAAATGAAGTAATGATATGTTTACATCAATTAATTCCTGATTTCAAATCAAGAACTGGTGCAGAGAAAGTACAATGTGTAGTTCTTACTGATGGAGAAAGTCAAGCAATGACCTTCCATAGAGAAGTGCAAAGAGAATGGGATGATGAACCATACTTAGGAACAAATTATTTCCAAAATGGTTGCATATTACGTGACCGTAAGTTAGGTAAAACTTATGTTTCAAAAGATGAGGGTCGATTTGAAATTACTGATATGTTAATTCAAAATCTTAGAGATACCTTCAGAGACACAAACTTTATCGGTATTCGTGTAATTTCTTCTCGTGAAGGTGGTTCATTCATTCGTAGATATTATGGATATGAGGGTGAAGGGTTAGAAAGTATGATGCGTCGTTGGAAAAAAGAAAAGTCTTTTGCAATTAAGACTTCTGGATATCATACTTACTTTGGTTTATCATCATCTGCTTTAAACAATGATGGAGAGTTTCAAGTAAAGGAAGATGCAACAAAGGCAGAGATAAAGAGAGCATTTGGTAAAAGTCTCAAAGGTAAGAAGATGAATAAAAAAATATTAAGTGAATTTATAGAATTGGTTGCATGATAAATAAAAATACCTTACAATAATACTATGCAACCTAGAATATCGTCAAAAGACGCACAGGGAATGATAAATGCATATGCTAAAGTTTATGCACCACCAGAGGAACCTGTAGATGAAACTGAAGTAGAACTTTCTGATGAAATAGAAGAAAATGAAACTGAATTTTATGATGATGAAGGTAATATTTTAGACCTTGCTGATTTAGAAACAGAGGAAAACAATGACTAGATTCACAGAACTATTATCAACTGGTGAAGTTCATTCTGCTTATGAGAATGCAACTACTAAAGATTCAGTATCAGATACAGCACCTGCATCTGTAGAAGACCCTGTTGACCCTGCACCACTTGATTTTGATAATATGTCAAAACTTGACTTAGAAACATTTGGTCGTACAATAGGTATTGAATTAGATAGAAGAGTTAGTAAAAATAAATTAGTTAAACAATTAAAGAAACATATTGAGTATAAGAACACACTATAGACCAGTTGAAAAAGTGGCACACAAGGGGTTTTAATAACCCCTTTTTTTGACTATAATAATACTATAGTTAAGAAACAACACTTTTATTATTATGCCTTTTGAAACAAAAATGACTTCCGAGCAAGCAATCGAAAAACTCAAGAACCTATACGGTACAGAGATTACTACAGCAGATATCAAAGCATTCTGTGCAATGAATGATATCACATATCAAACAGTTACAAAGAAATTACAACCATTCAAAGTTTCAAAAGGTAAGTGGAATCTTGAGGTTACAGTTGAAGCAGTTGAAAATATTGAGAAGTCCTACAACTCACCCGCAGTTATACCTGCATCTGAAAAGAATTTAGTTCCTGCAGTAGATGAAACATTCTTAAAGTTTGGAAACTTCCCTGATGTAAAGAAAGTAATACAATCAAAACAGTTCTATCCTACATTCATCACAGGTCTATCAGGTAATGGTAAGACTTTCGGTGTTGAGCAAGCATGTGCTCAGTTAGGTAGAGAACTCATCAGAGTTAACATTACAATCGAAACCGATGAAGATGACTTAATTGGTGGATTTAGACTTGTAGATGGTAATACAGTATGGCACAATGGTCCTGTTATCGAAGCACTTGAAAGAGGTGCAGTATTACTACTTGATGAGATTGACCTTGCATCAAACAAGATACTTTGTTTACAACCAGTTTTAGAAGGTAAAGGATTATTCCTTAAGAAGATTGGTAGATTTGTTGAACCAAAAAAAGGATTCAATATCATTGCTACTGCTAACACAAAAGGTAAAGGTTCTGAAGATGGTAGATTCATTGGTACTAACGTATTGAATGAAGCATTCTTAGAAAGATTTCCTGTAACCTTCGAGCAAGCATACCCAAGTGTAAGCAATGAAATCAAACTTCTAGGTTTACATGCAGATACTGTTGGTGTTAAAGATGCTGATTTTGTTAAGAGATTAGTAGATTGGGCTGACATAATCCGCAAAACCTTCTATGATGGTGGTATTGAAGAGTTAATTAGTACTCGTAGATTGGTTCACATACTTCGTGCATACTCTATCTTCAAGAACAAAGCAAAAGCAATCCAAGTTTGCATCAATCGTTTTGATGACGAAACAAAGCAATCATTTATGGAATTGTATGATAAAGTAGATGCAGACTTTGAAATGCCTGAGACTAATGAAGAGAAAGAGAATTGATCCAAATACCTATTTGCGTTCTGGTTGGGACAATCCTGCTCCAGTCAGATACCGCAGAGGTAATCTGGAAAATAAAATTAGTATGACTTTACTATGGGTTTATATGATTACATTTGCAATTATGTTTACTCGTAGTTTAATTATTTTCTTAACATGAATCTTTGGGAAAAGTATAAAGATGTCCTACATAAAGTGTTCCCTCTTCATAATAGAGCAGGGAGCGTTTGGGCAACTTGGGAAAGTAAAGGCACTTTCCTTACAGCAAAGACTTACACAGCACCACACGTTATCAAATCAAGAGAGGTAGAAATCTGGAATGAAAAATCTTGCATATACAACAACATCATCTATCCTAAGACAGGCAATAATCTTCCCTGTTTTGGTATGGATCTTATGGGATTTTTTGATAAGAAGGTCATTATAGTTTTTGACTTTCAACATCCAAAAGAAAATTATTCTTTCTCTGTAGAAGGATTACCTGTTTATGAAGGAGATTATCGTTTCTTTGAAATTGGTAATCATTTTTCAAAAAACATTTATATTGCTAAATGTACAATGGATGAGGTAGATGAACACCTTGAAATGTTTACCAAATACTTGACAAAATACAAGGATATGGTAGAATTAGAAAAACCCACTGGTGAGGACACTAGTGTTTATAAAGACTTCGATGCTTATATGACTAAACTTGATCCTGTATCAGGATATCTGAAAGGAAAGTTTGGAGAAGAAAAAGCAGAGAGTCTTGTTAATGACTTTTTATTTTGCTATGATTAATGCTTGGAGTCTAGCGTGGGATGTATTGAACGGAACTATGGATGAAGAGTATCCTATTATTGATACTGGTGTTGGAGCAGGTAATACTGCCATTGAAGATGATGGACTCGACTATGAAGTCGATTTATTTGATGGTGCCTCTGCTAACTACATGGCAGACATAGATGATATGTACTCTCATCAATTTATAACTTATGATGATGGTATGTCATTACAAGTAAAGGAAGAACAAAACATGGATTACGAACCACGAAGAAATCATCAATACAAGTATCATGAAGAAGAAATTCTAAAGGATATTGAAGAATATGTATCAAGAACATATCAAGGACATTATACAGGAAACTCTCATGAGTTTCGTAATGTCCAGACAATAGATTTGATGGCAGCTAAAGCACTTGCGTCAGGTTTTTGTCAGGCAAACATACTGAAGTACGGAAGTAGGTATGGAAACAAAGACGGAAAGAACACAAAAGACTTGATGAAAGTCATACATTATGCTATGCTATTATTACATTTTGATGGGCACTACGGTACACCATCTATGTCAACTGGAAACATTGACACAATCGACCAAAACATGCCTTAATTATGGAATTCATGAAATTATCAGATAGTACACTCACAGTTCTTAAGAACTTCGCAGGAATCAACAACTCAATCCTTGTAAAAGAAGGAAGTCAACTTCGCACTATATCTGTTGCAAAGAATATCTTGGCAGAAGCAGATATACCAGAAGACTTTCCAAGAGATGTTGCAATATATGACCTTAATCAATTTCTAAATGGATTAAGTTTACATCAAGACCCAAATCTTGATTTTACTGAAGATGCATATATTTCAATCGAAGAAGGTAAAAGAAGAGTTAAGTATTTCTATGCAGACCCACAGGTAATTATTGCTCCACCAGATAAGGAGATTAATTTACCTACTCAAGAAGTAACTTTCCAATTAGAAAGCACATCATTAGAAAAACTTGTAAAGGCAGCAGCAGTTTATCAACTACCTGACTTATCTGTGATTGGTAAAGATGGTGATATTCATATGGTTGTAAGAGATAAGAAGAATGATACATCAAATGAATATGCAGTTTATGTTGGAGAGACAGACCAGACTTTTGAATTTAACTTTAAAGTAGAAAATATTAAAATTATACCTGGTGCATATGATGTTGTAATATCATCTAAGTTACTTTCTGAGTTTACGAATAAACAATATAATCTTAAGTATTTTATAGCACTAGAACCAGATTCAACATTTGGTTAATGTATAATCTTACAGAGGAAGAATGGGAATGTGTAAGGGTGTGTGTAAATAACGCACCCATACCTTATGACATTAGAAAGAAAAAGATACCTGCTGATATCTTAGAAAAGATAGGAAACCCCATTGAACATCGAGAAGAGGGTATAACCAAACCAGAATATGATTTAACACCATACGGAATATTTGATTAATGAAACTCACACAAGAAGTTATTGATAAAATCCAAGAGGCAATGAACCATACTAAAATGAATGGGGATATGAACTGGTTGGATGGTGATGAGATTGATGTATGTCTTGGTGGCACATTTGCAGGGGATAAGTTTATCTCTATCATAAACAGAACACGCAGCAATACTACTAAACAATGAAATTTAAAGCAACAGTTTTCATTAGATTAAGAGAGTCAGTATCTGATGCTGCAGGAAATGCAGTTAGAGCAAATGTTAATAGAATTGCTCCTGATATTCAAGTAAGTAGATTAAGAATT